CATATGATTCCCGAACACTCTCGAATAAATCATGGATCAATAGATGTCGGTGAAAAACGTATTACTGAGCAGATGGAAGATGATGTGCCTACTAATGATTTACCTTATTTAGTTGAACCCGTAGTTTTAATTCCACAATTACGATCTCGTGACCCTTTAGCTTTTCGAGAATCTGGTGTGGGTGAAGTTTACGGGTCTCTGGGAACAGGTCCTTCCAACCCCAAGACAAAAGTATGCAAAACATTTACCAGTGATTTTTGGGCAACTAAAGGTCATGAAACTGATTGTATTCCACCAGTTTTCTCAAATAAAGCGTATCATTATGCTTTAGATGATATGATGAGTGAAGATATTCTTATTTCATGCTCGGAAATTAACTTTGTTGCGGAACGGATCACAGATGATTTCATTAAACGATTAGATGATGAAGACATAATTATGATGCGTTCTATGTACGATCGTAATACAGCAATTAATGGGGCAGTAGGTGTAGGAGGAGTTAATAAGATTGACTTTAAAACTTCCTTGGGTTTTCCAACGTGTAAGGCCAAGAAGAGTGTCGCTAAACAGTTACCAGACGGTGATTATTCAATATCCCAAGAACTTAATAACGAATGTGATCGACTTATGGAAATGGTTATGTCAGGTACACTGACTCGAGCCATTTTTCGCACTTCTCAAAAGGATGAACCACGTCCTGCTGCGAAAGTAAAAGCCGGTAATATTCGTACCTTTATGGGAGCAAATACACCGTTTTGTATCGTAAAACGTCAATTTTTCCTACCTTTAATTCGGGTTATCCAACGTCAACCTTTGAAATTTGAGACCGCGGTCGGAATTAATGCTCATTCTAAACAGTGGGATGTACTAGCAAAACATATTTTGGAATTTTCAGAATTAGTATTTGATGGTGATCATACCAAATTTGATAAACGTATGTTAGCTATGGTCATTTATAATATGTTTAAAATTGCTATTAATATCTTAAAGTATTGCTATGAAAAAGGGGGTCTTTACACCCCCGATGAAATATCGCAAATGGTTCGTGCAATGCATTGCCTTGCGATGGATACAGCTTACGCTTTGATTGATTTTAATGGTACTTTAGTCACATTTCTTAAAAATCATGTTTCTGGACAAATTATGACGGTTATTATTAATTCATTTACAAATAGCGCCTATATTCGTATGGCATATCGTCGTTGTGTTCCAGATGATTCCGATTTAAAATTGTTTACCCAGAGAGTGTTACCAGTTACGTATGGCGACGATTTTATTATTTCTGTTAAGCCAGAAATTTCTCACCAATTCAACTTTCTTCAAGCTAAGATAGCCATGGCTTCATTCGGAGTGAAAATTACACCTGCATCAAAAGAAATGGT